TGTGTATAAATTAGAGAGAGCAAGCCCAGCGCCTTGGATAGCCAAAGTAGATGGCGAGTTCTACCCAGCAAAGTATTACTTCACGGTAGACTATACAGACAGTGAAGTCGCTGATGATCCAGCGCAACATAAACAGTCTCATGTATTAGAGCTTTTAGATGCAGGAGATTATACTGGTAACATAGTTGCGTTACCCAATAATAGAGTGAGAGTAACTCACCCAGCGTGGTTTGAAACTGGTGAAGGTGCACCTGACTTCAAGCCTAATCAACATATGTTTAACTCCAAAGAAAACGTAGACTATGTATGGGATACGCAACGAGTTTTCAATAATCTATATAGCGAGGATAAAGAGTACCAATGATGAAGAAAAAAGGTTACGCAATGGGCGGCATGATGAAAAAGAAAGGTTATGCCAAAGGCGGTATGAAGAAAAAAGGTTACGCAATGGGTGGTATGAAAAAGCCTAGTGCTGATCAAAAAGGTTTGAAGAAGTTGCCTAAAGCAGTAAGAAACAAAATGGGTTACATGGCTAAAGGCGGTATGATGAAAAAAGGATACGCCAAAGGTGGTATGAAAAAGAAGTCATACGCTAGAGGTGGTTTCTTAGCTGGACCAGCAAGACCTATGAAAGGCATCAAGTAAATGTCACGAGAATACAATACTATAACAAAAGGACTAACAGTGTCTGCCACTTCTGGCGGTGCTAGTGGTGATGTATTGTATACAGTTCCTCCTGCATTTGATGCTGAAATAGATCTTTTACAAGTAATTAATGGCGCTAGTTCTAATAAAACTATGACTATCCAATGGTATCATGCAAGTAGCCAAGGTTATAGTAATGTAATAAATACTAAAACAATAACAGCTAATGATGTGTATAAAGTAATTGATGGAGATGTATTACATTTACACGCTGGTGATAAACTAGTTTGTCATGATGCTGCTAGTGGTGGATGTCAAGTTTTAGTTTCAGCTAAAGAGTTCTTTAACTTGACTAGATAGCATAACGGCTATTCCAACTTAGCAGTACTATAGCGCTAACATTTGTGTATAACTACCCTTGTACAAACAAGGAGAAAGTACATGAAAAACATTTTAAAAAGAATGTGGGCTAACCACGTAATCAGACAACAAAAACGTGCAGACTTTAGAATGCTACACATGCTGTCTGACAGAGAACTAAATGATCTAGGAATAGGTAGATCAGAAATAAGGAACGCAATTTATGGCAAGGACATTAACTGAAAGACAACAAAGGTTCTTGGATGTATTATTTGATGATGCTGGAGGTGACGTTGTAGCTGCTAAGAAGTTAGCTGGTTATGGTGACAACTCCAGCACAACAGCAATAGTGGAGGCTTTGAAGGATGAAATCGCTGAAAAAACTAGGACTTACTTTGCTCGGACTGCCCCGAAAGCTGCTTTCGCACTTATGGGCGCTCTGCAAGATCCCACTCAGTTGGGTATCAAAGAAAAAATGATAGCCGCCAAAGATGTGCTTGACAGAGCAGGTCTTGGTAAAGTAGACAAAGTAGATGTCACCAGCGGTGGTGGCATTTTCTATTTACCACCAAAAGAAGGTACAAACGAATAATACCTCAAAGAGAATTGGGATTCTGGCAACTACCTCTGCCCCCCAAGAACCATAACAAAGAATGGCACGTAATAGTAAGGACAACTGTTAAAGTTCCCTTCGGCTATGAAGTGCACCCAGAAAACGATAAGCTACTTGTTCCTATTGAACATGAGCTAGAAGCGTTAGAGCTTGCAAAACAGCACCTCAAGCAGTATAGTTACAGAGCAGTAGCACATTGGTTGAGTCAAGAAACAGGCCGATACATATCACACATGGGCCTAAAAAAGAGAATAGAAGTTGAGCAAAAACGTAGAAAAGCATATGCAATTAAGCGCAAGCTTGCCAAGTGGCTCGAAGAAACGCTCTCGCAAATCGAGAAGCTCGAAAAGCAAGGAGTCGGAGCATACTCAGAAGCCAGCGGAAATCGAAACCCCCCAGATTCCAGCGCAGGTAGTAGCACCTGAGTATGACGTAGAAGAAGCACAGAAGGTTGTATTCAAACCTAACGAGGGTCCACAAACAACTTTCTTGAGTTCTTCTGAACGAGAAGTTCTGTACGGAGGGGCTGCTGGTGGTGGCAAATCCTACGCTATGCTTGCAGATCCACTACACGGCTTAAATGATCCTAACTTCTCTGGACTCCTTGTACGACATACAACTGAAGAACTAAGGGAACTTATACAGAAGTCGCAGGAGTTATATCCACGTGCCGTACCAGGGATCAAATGGTCAGAGCGTAAGTCTCAATGGGTATCTCCTAAAGGTGGACGGTTATGGATGTCTTACCTTGATAAGGATACGGATGTTACTAGGTATCAAGGACAAGCATTTAATTGGATTGGATTTGACGAACTTACTCAATGGCCTACACCTTACGCTTGGGATTATATGAGGTCACGTCTTCGTAGCGCTCATGGTAGAGACTTAGGGCTTTACATGAGAGCAACAACAAACCCGGGTGGTGCTGGACATGCTTGGGTAAAGAAAATGTTTATTGATCCTGCACCTGCAGGTAAGGCTTTTTGGGCAACTGAAATTGAAACTGGCAAAACAATTACATTCCCTAAAGGACACAGCAAGGAAGGCCAGCCTCTATTTAAGCGTAGGTTTATTCCTGCGTCACTCTTCGATAATCCATACCTTGCCGAAGAGGGTGACTATGAAGCCATGCTCCTATCACTACCAGAGCATCAGAGGAAGCAACTCCTCGAAGGCAACTGGGATATCAACGAAGGAGCAGCCTTTCCCGAATTTGACAGAACTGCCCACGTTATCGAACAGTTTGAAGTTCCTGACTCGTGGGTACGTTTTAGGGCATGTGATTATGGGTATGGCAGTTATACTGGGGTTCTTTGGTTTACTATTGCTCCTGATGAACAGCTAATAGTATACCGTGAGATGTATGTTTCTAAAGTCACAGCTAATGATTTAGCTGATATGATATTAGAGGCTGAAGCAAAAGATGGCGGTATGAGATACGGTGTGCTAGACTCATCTCTGTGGCACAACCGTGGCGATACTGGGCCTTCATTAGCTGAACAAATGATTATGAAAGGTTGTCGATGGCGTCCTTCAGATCGTTCACGAGGCTCACGTATCGCAGGTAAAAACGAAATACATAGACGTTTGAAGGTAGATGAGTTTACTGAAAAGCCTATGTTGGTATTTATGGATAACTGTGTGAATACCATTGCACAGATACCAAGCATCCCACTGGACAAAAAGAATCCAGAAGATGTAGACACCAAAGCAGAAGATCACTTGTATGATGCTTTACGCTATGGTATAATGACTAGACCACGCAGTAGTATATGGGATTACAACCCAGCCAAACAACGCACAGGCTTTCAGGCCAGTGACGCAACATTCGGATATTAAATATGGCAGAAGAAATGTTTGAAACAGATGATGTCGTTGCAGCAGAGGACTCGCTCGACAAAATCTTTAAAGAGAAAAGCAGTGTAGTTGGCTTTGTAAAAGAACGTTACAAACGATCAGAAGACTCCAGATATGCTGACGAACAAAGATGGCTAAAAGCCTACAGAAACTATCGTGGTTTATACGGTTCAGATGTACAGTTTACTGATACTGAAAAGTCACGTGTGTTTGTAAAAGTAACAAAGACAAAAACATTAGCAGCTTACGGACAGATAGTAGATGTACTGTTTGGTAACAATAAGTTTCCTTTGACTGTAAATCCTTCTGTTTTACCTGATGGTGTAGCAGAGTCTGTACACATAAACGTAGACCCTAATGCAGAGAATGCAATGGGTGCTATTAGTGATGCTATGGGTAAACCAGCGCCCAAGCCTTATCTGATTGATGGTGATACTAATCTAGAGCCAGGTGAAACTCTTATTGACTTACAAGCAAGGCTAGCTGGAATGGAAGATAAACTTGCCCCTGTTAGTGAAAAAATAATAGAGGGCGATGGTACTACAGGAACTACAGTTACATTTCATCCTGCTATGGTTGCAGCCAAAAAGATGGAAAAGAAAATCCATGATCAGTTGCAGGAATCAGGAGCTACTACACACCTAAGAAGTATGGCATTTGAAATGGCTCTTTTAGGTACAGGAGCTATGAAAGGTGCTTTTGCTGTAGATAAAGAGTATCCTAACTGGAATGAAGATGGTGAATATGATCCTATTGTAAAAACTGTTCCAGAGTGTGAGCATGTAAGTATATGGGATTTTTATCCTGACCCTGAAGCTAAGTCTATGGATGATGCAGAGTATGTTGTACAAAGACACAAAATGTCTCGTACTCAACTACGCAAACTAAAATCACGTCCATACTTCATGAATGACTCTGTACAAAAAGCAATAGATGCAGGACCAGACTACACACAAAAGTACTGGGAAATGACTATGGAGGATGATGACACTCAACCAACATCAGAGCGTTGGGAAGTGTTAGAGTTCTGGGGTTATGTAGATGTTAAACTCCTAGAAGAGCATGGTGTAGATATACCTAGTGAGCTTAGTGACTTAGATGAAGTTAACTGTAATGTATGGATAAGTAACGGTGAAGTATTACGTTTTGTACTAAACCCATTCAAGCCTACACGCATACCTTACTATGCTGTACCATACGAGCATAACCCATATTCATTCTTTGGTGTTGGTATTGCCGAGAATATGGATGATACACAGACATTGATGAATGGTTTTATGCGTATGGCTATTGATAATGCTGCTCTTTCTGGTAATCTTATCATAGAAGTAGATGAGACTAACTTAGTTCCAGGTCAAGATCTTTCTGTATATCCTGGAAAAGTTTTTAGAAGACAGGGT